TTACCAATCGTCTTTTGTTAGTTCTCGTTTAGCGATGAATGCTTTAAGACTTGTTGAGAGTTCTTCAAAGCGTTTCTTGCACAAAGGTAACCCGTCCTTAAAGAAACACTTGTAGCACGCTTTTCTATTCATCCCCGTGACACCTATCGTTTTCAGGTCTTTCGGTAACGAATCTACCAATACGCCCATATAGTTATTAAACGCTGCTGTATGATCTGGACGATGACGAAAGTTGTTCATTGTAAACTTTAACCGTCCGTCCTTAAATTGCACATCAATAAGATAATCAATATACCCATTTATGCTTGAGTACATCATCCCGACAGCAAAGACTAAGGAACCTTTTCCAGTAAGTTCTTTACCAGGGTTATCGTCTTTTAGTACTGCCTTAGAGTCAACATAGGTTTGTGCGAACCAATTTTTTGTTAACTCGTAAAGTGTTTGCGCTGGAATACTATCAGCCTTGATTACGACACTAAGTTCTAATGGTTTTTGTGCGAAAGTTGCAAATGTGCAAACTATTAGCGCACATGTTAAAATGGCCTTTTTCATTTTGATTTTAGGATTATTATTTATTATCGTATACTTTTATAATTTCGCATAACTCATTTTCAAGATTAAAGATATCATTAAGGTCTGAGATTTCGTGTTTGGTTTCGACCTTATTTGCATCGAAGGTTGATATATACTTTTTGCTTTTTGCATTGAAATACAGACGGCATATCGGTTTTCGATTGTTATCGTCGAGCAAGATAGCAAAATAAGTAAGAGCGTCTCGATAAACGACACGAGAGACATCGACCGATTTGCGGACAATGGCTTTGACGATGTTAAAGGCATCAAGTTCTTCCTGTGTGGTGACAATGCCATCTGCACCCGTCAATGCCGTTTCATTCTGCTCCGCATCGGCAGACGCGGTGATTGCTTCTGATGCTTCCCGTTGTTCTTCTGAACTGAGCGCCGTTTTCAGACGTTTAGAAATAGCTTCGTTGATATAACTATTGATTGCACGCTTGACCAATTCAGAGAATTGCTCTTGCACTTTAGATGTGATGATACCATCGTAGACTTCTTTGTGAAATACTTCACAATTTCGGGGGAGGGATTGACTACCTCTTCAGCAAAAATCTTTTTCAGTTCGTTGGAATATTTCAACTCACTGGCAGAATTTAAAATGTTGTCAATATCAAAATAAGACTTATGGAACTTCTTGAGTTCCTCAAGCTGGTAGTCTTTGATGTCGGCAATATCAATTTCCAAGAATGGCCTTTCGTCCATAATATTTTGGTCCTCAAGGTCGGTATAGAAGAGATAACGGATACCATTTGTGAGTAGTCCAAATTTTGCCTTAGAGGCAACAAAATATTTTTTGAGTTGCGTGTCGTGCAGTGATAGATCTTGCTGCCAGTGCTTACACTCAATGAGAATAATAGGGGATCCATCTTTCATAATTGCGTAATCAATTTTCTCTCCTTTCTTCTTAATGAGATCGCAATCCATCTCCGGAACAACTTCTAACGGGTTAAACACATCGTAGCCAAGCGCATTGATAAAAGGCATAATGAATGCGTTCTTGGTTGCTTCTTCTGTAAGGATACTTTCTTTTTGCTGATTTACTTTTTCAGCAAGTTGCTTAATTAGATCTTTAAAGTCCATAGGTTTTTAGGTTTTTTAGTATTGCAAAGATATGAAAAGAAATGTATTTTAAAAATAAAACCCCTCACAATTTTGTGAGGGGGCGGTGTGCATCTGTAGGCGGCAGATGCTTTTGTCAAATTGGGGAAGTTACTGCCCCATGCCTATACTTCAATACTGTCGGCAGCTCGACGGATGCGTTCGGCAAGGTCGACGAGTGCACCCTTGAGTTTGATGCGCTCTTCGAGGTTGAAATCAGTAGGTTTTCCGTTTCCATCAATACCGTTGAATTTATTGTAAAACCATGAGGCGGACTTGGTGAAATAGTCGCGCGCCAACACTCCCCATGAGATTGAAACAAGAATGTCGCTTAATTGCGTTTTCATTGTTTTTCGTTCTGTTAAAATCATATTACGTCCCATATTGTTGTTTTTTACCCCCACCCCTTGCGAGGTGGGGGAAGTTGTTAATTTAAAATCATTCTCTCAAAAAGCTCTCTTGCATAGGCAAGCAAGTTGTCGCTTCCGTTAGGAAAAGCTCTTTTGTAATTTCGGATGGCTTCGAGCAGCTCATCTTCTTCTTTTGTGATTTCTTTCTTCATATTGTAACTATTTTTATTTGACACTACAAAGATAGTGTATTATTTTACACTATGCAAATTTTTAGTGAGTTATTTTACACTATATTGCATTTTTAACATTTGGTATTGAAAAAGCCCCTCCTTATAGGGGCGGGGCTATAAATGCGCCACAAGTCCAGTGGCGACTTTGTCCAACGGTAATGTAGAGAACCGGGACTTATTGTATACCTTCAGCGGCGCGCCGATTTTTAATTATCCGTTGTCGGGGTGACTAGTTTCCCTGGGGTTTTCTCTTTTAATATCTTCTTCTTCGTGCTCATGAAAAAGCCCCCGAACGAGAATATATCCTAGCGCAACGATATTAATCGTTGTTGTAGAAAGAATGGTAATGATAACCCCCAGATGAAGATTCCAAGAGAGTAAATAGGATAGTGCTATAAGAACAAAAACGAAAAGGAGATACGAAGAAATAAGACGCGTGATCCAACGTTCTAATCGTCGACGCGCCCGCGTATTTTCAACTATACGATGGAGATAAATGTATTTTTCGCAATAGGTAATGATGTTTTCGCCCTCACCGGTGTTGATAAGCACTTCGACCTGTTCGAGAAGATTAAGTTCTCGCTTGTTTTTTTTAAACGGATTTTTAAACAGGTATATAAAATTATACCAAAGTTTGAAAAAGAAGCATTTATACGGTATTTTTTCATCAGCAGACTTACCCGATGGGAAGTCGGATAAATCTATTTGCTTCTGATTGTTAGCCGTTTGAGGTGTGTTTTTCTTTTCCATATCATTTCCGACTGAAGTATTGCCTGATAAGTTCGCTACTGATTTCTTTGTTCCAACCAGAGTTTTCGTTTCCATTGACGCCAAAAACAGTTTGATGCCAAGGACCTCCCTGCTGATGAGACCACATACTTAAGTCGTAAGCACTAACACGACAGTATTTATCAATGACTTGGGTACAAATATTTTTAGCAAGAACATTTTTATCGAATAGTTCTTTTTTTCTCTTCATCTATATATATAGGAATATTGAAAAAAGAATATCTTTTATAAACATTGGGAAACACAGGACCGTACGGCCATGCTTTAGGTGTTTCTTCAAAAAGTTTTGACCAGACCAAGCAAGGTAGAAACCGTAACACATAAACAAAAGTTTATTTACCTGTGTTTTATTGAGATTGACCATATGGCGACTAAATGCCATATTTCTCAATATGTTAGCAAAGTCTATACTTGTAAGTACCATTATATGTGAATAAGCCTATGTACTTATTGTTATTTAAAATTGAAGTGAGTTGTATAGAAAAACGGTTCTGTAAGTTTATTGGTGTACAAAAGTATGAAGTTAAAGAATAAACACCAAACATTTTTTATATTTTTTACGTAGCGCACTTTTTATTGCGCTACAAAATAAGAAGGGTCGACGTATCACTACGTCGACCCTCTGCTATTCGAATTACAAACTTAAAACCTAAAAGTAACACCTATTGAAGACAAGGCATTTAACAAGATATGAACTATTATTGCGTAAATCGGATATATCGAAGATAGGTAAGGCGGGTGTGGGGATTGTTGCTGACGGCTTCCATCTTGACAGCCTTGCACCCCCAGCGGAAAAAGAGAAAACGGCGAGGGACACGGTGGACGACAATGTTAAGCGTGTCGCGCGAGTGAATGTCGCCGACGAAGCTGTCGGCACGGATGCAACCGGAGAACGACAACCAGGCATCGTGATAGGCGAGACAGGGGAGGGTGTCGGTACGCCCGGGCAGGCGGACGATGCTATCGCGAACGATGGTGCGAACGGCGGCGTGTGTGGCACCAACAGACTGCGCCAGCGACATGAGACGACGGTTTTTGATTTTCAGGGCTTGCGTGACCTGCAGCAGTGAGTCGCCGGCGCGCGAGAGTTCACCCACTCGCAGCGTTAACGCTTCGACGGCGGCAGCACTTTTGCCGTCGGAGGTTTGTTTGAGCTCTACCCTACCGTTATGTAGGAGGATATTTTGATTAGCAGACAGGCGGTCTATTTCTTCGGCTTGCCGGAAGAGCCGGGTGAGGGTAACGGCGAGGGCGACGACGAGGATAAAGAAGACGGAGAGGGTGATTTTGAGACGCATATATTTCGGACGGTTTTGATGAGTGCGGTGATTTGTGTGAGATAGACGGGAGAAGTGGCGTATTTGCTGCCCATGTTATCGCAGATGCGGCGGGCGAACTCGAGGGCATCGTGCCGGTGGGGCCATGCGTCGGCAAAGCCTGGCTTTTGCAACAGGCGGGTATACTCACGCAGGCAGGCTTCGAGCGAGTCGAAATCTTTAAAGAGCCGGTAGACAGTGTAATACCATCGACCGGGTGTTGTACATTTAACAGACACCACCCGCTCGGGCGGAGTGAACGTGCGATTGGGTGTATTGAAATACTCGTGCGTGAGCACCAACACCGTTTTTCCATTCCAGTTGCTGCCGCGTGTGATGCCGAAGAGGTTGTATCTGCCGACGCGGGACTTGCCCCAACCCGACTCGAGGATGGCTTGTGCCGTAACAAAGTCGGGGGCGATGTCGGTAGCACGGAGGGCTGCCGCATAGATGGAACGGGCGAAGGAAATTTGTAAGGGTGTAGGCATAATTAGTCTTTCTTTATATACTCGCCTTTGTCGTTAAAATCTTTGAACCGCTTAACAAACGACGCGGGGAGGATGGGATAAATGGCTTGTATGTTTTCGACAACGGAAAAGCCTTCGCGCACCATCATGAAAACACAGAGATAGGTGCCTATCCACTGCGTAGCCCCGACGGGACTGCCCTGAACGGTATAGTTGGAGAGAATGTTGGAAAGAATAAGAAGAACAATGTAAATGGCAATTTTTTTACCGAATTTGGAAAAAAAACGAGTCGCTCGAGGCATCTTTTTGAAGCAGATGCTTGATAAAGCCGAGAATTGTGTCGAGCACAACGGCGATGCCTATCCACTTGGCAAACTCCCAATCTTGGAAGAGATACCGGGAAAAATCGGCCACAATGGAGAGTGGCAGGGAAACGAGGAATATCATTGGACGAATTTTCATATTATCGAACTTTTGATTGTGATACAAAGCTAAGAGATTACAGGCGGCGGACAAAGGACCGGTAAAGCGCGTGCGTACCGAGCCCGTCGGGGGAAGTACAGGAGAGCATGAGCGTCCACCCGACGGAATGAAGCTCGGTGGCAACAAAGGGAGCCAGCTCGGCATTATCGAAGTTACTGGGGGAGAGCCACTCGACATCGCCCGCTTCGGCATCTGCCAAAAGCCCGGCATGCACTTTTGAGAGCAGGCGAAGCGTGGTGTCGGACGCTAACATATATTCCCCGGCATCTGCTTTCGGGCATTTTGAAGGCAACGGTTATCGCCATGCGTTGCGTGAGACGAAAGGAATGGCTTTTATCGCCCGACATGTCGAATTCGCCATAGTCGACAAAGAGAAACGAGCCTACGAGACGGCTGATACGCTGCTGGAGCTCTTCGAAAGACTGCCCGTAAACATAATTGTTTATCTCGGGGACGCGCGACTGTTCGGGTAAGGCATCGAGTGCTGAAAGCAGGTCGGCATAGCCGGGAAAATCGCTGCTGCCGTTGGTGAGTATAGCCCGAATGCCGGATTTGGCGGGATAACGGGCGAAATAAAGGAACTGTTCTTTAATCATAATATATCATCGATAACGGAGACGGGCAAGCCCACCTCATTACTAATTTTAAGCTTATTCCACCCGATGCTCTTCATTTCTTTAACGGCATCGATGGTTTTTTTACGCAGTATTTTAAAATAGGTAAGCACATTCATCTGTTCGAGTTGTCGGGCGTCGCCCAGTCCATCTTTAGAAAGATCGTACAGCGCATCGACGGCATCGGTGGTGATAGGACGGCTTTTGCGCGGTGCGAACCTCGTGAGCAGGGAAAACGAAGTGCAGGAGAACAGGTAATTATTGAAAGCCTGAAAATTGAAGGAAACCGCCGTAAGCACCTCAATAGGGAGTTTAGCAAATGTATCTGCCAAGAGGTGTGCCCGCTCGGAATTGTATTCTTTTTCGGGAAAATACAAAATGGCTGCCATGAGCGGAAGGGCAGATTCGCCCCGTTCGATGAGTTCGCGCGCCTCGATGTACTGAAGGGCTGTGAGCGAACAGGTGATTTGTCCATAATCGGCAGCTATGCCATAGCCCCGATATACTTTATCGCCGATGGCCAGCGACGGCAACAGTTGCGCACAGAAACACAAGTCGACGACATATTGATAATTTAAGCGGCGGAGGACCTTTGCCAACGGATGGTTGAGTCGGTAGGGGTCGACACGACGGCACCGCTCGTAGATCTCGTTTGTAAGCCCTTCGAGAACGGCATTGTTATCGGGGTAGTTGATACGGAACATGAAGGTAAGTTGCTCGGAGATAGCGACGAGATTGGCAATTTGTTCTTCGTTGTGAAACTTGCGTTTGTTCCACCCCATGATATCGCAAAGGTAATTGATACGCACCTCGCCAACGGAAATCTGCCCGGCAGCCATTCGAAGGAAATCGGCGACGAGATGAAGGAAGTGCGCGGAGGTAAGCGACTCCCACCGGTTGGGAATAGTATGGACGGTTCCGTTGCAGAGCAATTGAATATCTTTTTTCATGGAAACATGATGATTTTGTCGTCGGGACGGTTATAGGCGGAATAGGAACTGACATCAGGAGTAGTGTCGGTAGAGAGCAGCGCATCCATATTTTTGATGAGCGTTTCGGCTTCGTCGTCCAATCTGTCTGCCAGCTTGATAAGCGCATCATGCTCGGTAGAGCCATGTCGGAATGCCTTATTATCGTCGAAGAGATTGCGAATAGTGGGCGGAAACTCTAACACATCAAAGCGGCGCAGCGCCTTTGCAATGGTTTTCTTGGCAAGCGCGAGCTGCAGCCCCGGCTCGAGATGGGCGCGGTTATCCGATGTCAGCTTATCGTAATAAACGGAAAGCCGTTCGTCGAGCGTTTCTTTTTGAAGGGGAATAAGTCGGAAGAAGAAGAGGTAAGATAAATCGATGGGGTAGATGGTATCGAACTCGTCGGCAGATTTGATTCGACAACTTTCGATAAGTCGGTAGTAGCGGGATGTACGCCACAGAGCTACCGGTGTATCGGTTTCGTCTTTGGCGGGTTCTTTATCCGTGAGCAGCTGAACGATGGTGCTCATGGCATTGGAATAGTTCTCCATATAGGAGCGTTTCATCGCTTCCAACTCGTATTTGTAGACATCCACATTGTTTTTGCGCCGGGAGATGCTGTCGAAGATAAGCTGCGTAGCCATGGTGATATTGGCCATTCCCGAGCGCAGGGCGTCGAGAAGCGGGGCGTCGTCAGGTTCTTCCGATATAGCGGAAAAAACCTTTGCCGTAATGATGGATTCTACTCGCTTACGGGCGGTAAGTCCTGAAGCCTGAAGATCATCAAGACTCATGTTTGTCTCTACGCCGGGCGCATACCGGGTAAAGGTAGAGAGATCTTTGAAAATGGTTCTTAAAATATTCATGCCTGTTGCTGGTTAAGTCGGTCCTTGGGTGAGATATCTTCCTGTCGCTGGGGCACCTCACGATAGAAGCCTATGCGATATCCCTGTCTGTATAGCTTCGGAAAGTTTAGCTTGAGCGACAAATTGAAAGGTTCGGCGCAGATTTCGTCTTCAGGGGTGAGCGACATTATATATATAAGGTAATTGTAGTAAGCATCGGAACCCGACTTACTTATCACGCCGTCCTTACTAACGGCCGAGATAGAAGCGTCGAGTCCGACACTGGAGAGTAAGGCTTCTTCGCTACGTTTATCGTAGGCGATAAGTGCCTCGATGTATTCTTTATATTTGAGATCAATCGTTTCGATTTTCCACTGCTGTTCCTGCGTTCCTTCAAAAAACGAGATGGAAGAAAAGGCCTTGCCCTGATTGTCGGATCCGCTAAGGTAATTGCTTATCTTGCGCAACTCTAATCGCATATACTCGACCAATAAAGACTCACGATATTCCGTTCCAATCTCAATACCGTTGTATTTTATCATTTCCTCTTTCTTGGACGCACGGCGTTTATTTTCTTCTGTGAGCTTCATTAGCTGGTTCCGCTTGCTCACTACCCATGCATTCGGTATGATAATATGAATTTTTGCTGCTAATGAATTTTTTAAGAATGAATTGATGTACCCTGCCGTTTGATTGCTACCCTGAATGTAGGGACGAGCACCCTGATGGGTCTCATTCACGCCGTAGAATTCATCGACAGATTTCTCTCGATGGTGAGATACAGCGGCAAAATTGTAACTGTCTACATCCGAAAGATTGAACTTGGGGTAGATCTTATAACTCCCAAGTCCGTAGGTCCATCGACCAACAGCTATATGACGGAAATCGCTATAATAGATTTGCTCGTATGCCACATCCTGTCGGGTTGTTGCCAGGCGACAATGTTTATTCTCTAATATCTCCAAACCTGATACCGGCATCATGCCGAGACGCTTACCCCGAGAGAAACGCCACTTTGCAAAGAAGTCGCCAAAGTAATAGAAGTTTTTGATACAGGCTTTAGCAAACTCTTGTGCTGTGGTTTCAATGCCCCGCTCTTGCCAGGTATTGAGCCAATCTTCCCATTCAGGCAAGGATACATACTCTCTCTTGAGTTTACCATCCTTAATTGTCTGCATATACGCACAAGGCCCGTGTCCGTACAGCATCTTTATCTCCTTATTATATAAGCGAGGTAATAGGCGGTTCTGCTTGATTTCCATCGTTACTTCATCGCACAATGCATTGTTCATTCCCCGCATACATATCTGAAAACCATTAACACTGAGCACTGATGCTCATGTTGTTGAAGTTCGCCTGCACAAGGGATAAGAAGTCCCGGATTGGCAAACAGCTGCTCGCCTTCACCTATTTGTAAGGAAAGAACATTACCATCGGTGATATAAACTCCTGCATTACCGTGCAGCTCTATTCTATCGTTGTTCATAACCAATTTATTTTATGCAATTTAAAGCCGTCTTGTGGAAAGCCCATATATCTGATGAGTATTCTGTAGCACATCTTCGGCTCACCATTTTGATCCGTAAATAGGAAATAGTTCTCAGAGTCTACCGCAAAAACATCTTCCGGTAACCGAGCACGAAACTTGCAACCTTCCTTAACCATAAGTTCATCTCCTGCCACCCCTCGCGACCTTGAATAAGGGAAGAAGCAAAGAGTGAACTTACCATTAGGTAACTTACTTATCTCACGTGCCCACTGCATGGCATCAATACCATTCATTACGAAAGTTTCTTCCATTGATGCGAAATTATGATTTTGTAACTTTGCAACAAAGGACGAAAAGTGAAGTCGGCGTCATATTTCCATACTTTTATATGGGTGCACTGCAATATCAAAACTCAGTGGTGCGTGGTGTCTTCTGTCGCTTAAAATTTTTCGTTTCATTTTCTCGCACAATTACACATTGAATATCAATAAATTAAGTTTTTTACCTTTGTAAATAATTTCCTATATTCCTTTATTTTATTGATTTATTGTATTACTTTTCAAACCATATCGCCCTTTAAATCGTTACGTTTTCGGGTAGATTATCGGGATAGCTGCTTAATTCCTTTTTAATGATGTCGGAAAAAAGACCGTAAAACAGATATATTGCCGCGCTCGGTAATTGGGTAGTGAGTCCAGGGCGGCGTTTAAGTCCTTCTTTCTTTTCCGAACTTTTGTCCAATTCTATTTTTCCGTTGGTTTTCTTTAGCGGAGAAATAAGAATAGCACTGCACAAGTTCGGGCATTCGTTCTCATCTATCCGTACTTTTGGTAGTAATGGAAGTTTTTCAGCAAAGAGCAGTTGACACAAACGAAACTGCTGCCAGTGGTAAATCGTTGCTTGCCCTTCATTATAGAGAATGACGGAAAAACCATAAGACTCTAATGCAGACTTCATTGTAAGAGAGTCGGTGGTTATCTGTTCCAGTTCCTCCTTTGTTTTATTACCGGCACGGTCGGGATAAAGATGTATGGTTTTATCGATTGCATCTGAACCAAAGAAAGCATAAACCTGTTGTGCAAGGTTTTGCTGGTCGTCAGGTATATAAGCCCAGAACTCCTTAATGACATCCAATCGTCGCCCATAATCTTTCTTTTGTGCAACAATGAGCGATTGAAAGTTGCCTGGGTCATATCCCATATATAAAGGCTCATTTTTGTCATAATGCTGTAGGTAACGAGCCGTTAGGGTGAAGCTGTTCTTTAAGTCGAACTTCAATATCTGATCGTAAATATAGCTATCCTTAAACTGATGCTTTTCTCTATCATAGGTTGTGAAAAACTTGTTTGTCACCTCTTTATGGCGTATGGCGCAGATGGATGTCAGAAATTCATCCATATCCAGTGTATCCAGCTGCGTTTTAAAGAATTTGGGACCAAGAATATCTTTATTACAAAACGATGATGCCCGAATGTAATAGATGGCATTGCGACGCATATCTGCCAGTCTGGGTTTCCACCGATTGACAAACGCATTTTGCTTTTGGGTTTCTAAGCGTATTTTTTCTATCAAAACAGGGTTCTTCGTCTGTCGGAGTTCCTGTTGCATGGTGAAAAGGCGGTATGCAGATGCATTGACAGCCAATGCCACAGATGCAATCTCGTCGATGAGCTGCTGATCCATTTTGTTTTCGTACTCTTCGAACCAGTCATCTTCGCCCAAGTCGACGCGGGCGGTATCGCTTACACCTGTAACCCCTTCGTAATAGGCAGACTTTCGTATTTCGGCACCACCACCGCGAAGCGATGGAAACAAACGGGACTTGAGCCGTTCTCCACTGTTATGCTTCATCTCTTCAATGAATGCATGAACAGCGTTGCGTCCGGCAACACTTTCCGGCTGGTCGGAAGATACCAGCTGAAGGTGCGCACCATTACGGAAGATAACCGAATGTTTGGCATAGGAAACGGGATAGCGCGGAAGGCGAAAGTGAGAAGGTAATTTTGCCTCGCCCACAACATAATCAATTCCATACTCCAGCATTGGGCGCTGCTTCCCATTCACGATGACGGGACGTGAGAATGAAGCCTGAATATTGGGCCATACGTTTGTCATCAATGCAACATATGTCTTGTGGACCAAGAATGACAACTCGCCGGGCATATCATTCGCGACACGAATGAGTCTTGGAACGATGACGCCCTCTGTCTTTCCTGTAGCACGCGCCCACTCTGTATAGAGCATGTTAGGATCTATCAGATTGGCAAGAAGCTGCACGTGGTTCAGGAAGAAGTTTTCAAAATTCTGTGATGAGCTTTCCTTTTCAATCATTGGGTAATTCTTGTAATATTTCTGCGTTTTGTATATCCGAGTCACGGAGCAAACGCTTTTTCTCTTTCCTTTCTATTGGAAGCGAATCGATAAGCGTGATATAGAATCCCTCGTTGTGTTTGGCAGCAATCTCTTTGAGACTTTTCTTTGAGAACCCGAGTTCTTCTGCAGTAATAGTAGGTGAAAAAATAAAAGTAACACCGAGATCGCGGTCGGCTTCAGCTATCTCCGATGCACGGCGGCGACACTCCAGAGCACGCTCATAACATTTACCCTGCGTTTTATAATCACCTGCAAGGGCACACATTTTGGCCAGGTTTTCGAACTGATTGGCATACTGGTTTTCCCATATTTTGATCGGAACATTGTTGTCAACGGAGAAGTAATTGATGGCTTCGTAGAGACGTGCCATACAGGTTCGCTCCTCTATCTTAATGTGCTGTTCGGCGGTAATGCGCTGTCGGAGTTTACGTGCAGCACGAGTGATATTACGCTCGTGTTCATAAATTTCCATCGCCCACTGGAGTTGTTGCAAGAATAATTGCAGTTCTTGCGGTATTACTTCGCACTTGCCTGTGGCAAAGAACTGCGAGATAAGGTCGGGGTGTATCTGCTCGATACGATCAAGTTGTGTCATACGCCGAAGAGGTCTTTACGTAGCTGCTCCTCCTTTGCTTTCTGCACGATTTCACGCAGTTGTTTCACGGCATCGGTGTCTCCCTCCTTGGCTTGCTTGATAAGTTTGTCAAGGATGGCGCGCACATCCTCGGTGAGGTTCACCATAACCGCTATTTGGCTGAGAAGTTGCTGTATGTCTTTATTCATAAGACAAAGATATACAGAGAAGCGATGAAGGCAAAAGACAGAAGAGTTTCGATAGAGAAAAGTTAAAAGTATTAAAAGCAATACTTTTTATTGCTCTTTTATTTGGGTAATAGTATTATTATTACTACCTTTGTATTGTCAAACAATAACAATATACAGCGAATGAAAAGATATAAAGTAAAGGAAGTTATCAAGATGCTCGAAGCCGATGGATGGATACATCTAAATACAAACGGGGATCACCGGCAATTCAAGCACCCAACGAAGCCGGGAAAGGTAACAGTAAAGGGGCATAAGAATGAAGATTTAAGCCAGTTTTTATTGAACAGCATTTGGAAACAGGCAGGGTGGAAATAGCCACCCGCCTTTTCCCGCAAAAAACAAACATCTAAATATTACAACTATGGAAAGAATAAGAGTAGACATTGAATGGTACGACCATAATTTTGGAGCGAGCTTTGGGGACAACGTGCCCGGTGCAGTGGTGCTTACTGCCAAGACCTACAATGAGTTGATGAAAGAAATACCTGAAACATTACGCTTTCACGTAGAGGGTATGATTGCCGATGGTGACATTGTTCCCGAATGGTTGCGTAATGGCGACTATGCGTTTGACTACCATCTTGACACTGCTGCTCTTATCCGTTCGTGTGAACCGTATGCCAGCCTTGCAGCTATATCCCGCGCATCGGGCGTGAATGAACGGCAGTTGAGCCACTATGCCAACGGCAAAAAGAAACCACGCCCACAGCAGCGTAAGCGTATCGTAGAAGGTCTGCATGAGATTGGCAGGAAACTTATAGCCGTTGTATAGTTATTGTTTGACGACAAACTTAAAATGGCAGGTCGGGGCAGAAATGCTCCGGCCTTTTTCGTTGAAGCCCCAAAAGGAGTAGCTTGCCTCACGGCAGGCCACCCCGCCACCTTAATGGTCTAACTATTAACGACTAAATACAAAAGAAGTTATTATCTGGTTTCTTCGGGAGCGACTGACTCAAGAAGCGTTCCGAAGTCCTTACGCAGACAACGAAGCGTATCGAGGAAGGTGAGAGCCGTTTCGGCTTGAACACTCTTGAAGTCTCGCCACTGGTCCATAAGGAGGTTTTCTATGCTGTCGATGTTCTTGATACGCTCTTCAAGGTAGCCGCTGTCGAGCAACATATTCAACGTCTCGGATGCCTTTTCGTTGAGATTGATGAGAGAGGTATTCATAGCGCACCTCCTTCCAGCCACTCGGCCACACAGCACAGCGCTATGAGCGCGATGCAATAGAGTTGTGCGAGGAGCACATGTTGGTTGGTGAACTCTTCTCCGCAGAGGGTGGAGAAACTCTCATTCTTTCGGCTCAGCCATTCCTTGATGGTGAGCGTGCGCCGGGTGGCGCGGTTGATGGTCAATGTTGCCATAACTGTAGATTTTTGACATAAAGAAGCTGCACTACGCGTTGTCAAAGTCTCTACAGCAGGACTTCCGGAGGCGTTTCCGCACACCCGACGCGGTGCAGCTGTATTGTTTTCCGAAATATTCGGATACAAAAACTGCCGAGGAGACTCGGCGGCATCTGTACCGCTGTAGAATTTTTGACAAGGCAAAGATAAGAAGAAGTTTTGAAACTTGCAAGGGATATATATATTAAAGTTAAGAAGAATTTTATACTTGAGAACTATGTTGTTCGAGAACCATTTTAAAGAGTCTTTCCCGCTCCTGATGTTTCTCGAGGTTTTGTTTATCTTGCTTTCTGCGGTCCTTTCGCTCTGTACGTTTGAGATATGCCCGATAACGCTTGATATTATCCAATACATTTTTATGCTGACGTAAGAATTCTGCGGGGTCTGCTTTCAGCAGTTTGATTAGTTGTGCAATCTCGGAACGGCCGAAAAGCAGAGGATGTTTACAAATAAATTTTCCCGTATCATTAAATGATTGCAGCTCGGCGAATGCCTGAAGATTTCGGATGCGCAGTTCTGCCATATCTGCTACGGCTTGTGCGGTAGGCTTCGTCTCCAACTGTTCGTCGAGCTGCTTCATCTTACGCCATGTATTAATACGGTCGTTATAGATGATGGTAGCGGTTTGTACATCCGGATTAGCAAGATTATCCCAATCAATATTGGAATATTCCTGCTCCTTATGTACTACTTCTTTTTCTTTTTTTTTGGCTTCGTAGAAGCCTTCCTTTTACGGGTTTTATCCTCCGGATTTTCATTACCTTCACCATCCAGTGGTTTATCGGCGGGGTTGGGTGTTTCATCCGTAGGGTTTTCATCACCTTCACCATCCAACGGCTTATCGTCAGGGTTGGGTGTTTCATCCGTAGGGTTTTCATCACCTTCACCATCCAACGGCTTATCGGCGGGGTTGGGTGTTTTATCTATCGAATTCTCAGTACTATTCCTTGTTTCAATAATTTCATCTTCTGTGGCGAAATCCAAGAGGGTGAAAAGAATGTCGTCCGCACTTCGTTCCGGGCAAAACCGGAAGCGTGGAATATCGGGATGTTGCGGGTATTTCTGTTCTAACAGCTGCAAATCCACCTCCGGCATAGCGTTTTCGCGGAGAGAATTAAACAGAGCCAATTTATTTTTTACGCTTTGCATATAAAACCGTTTTAAATTCAAATGATTACAAGAATTGATAGCAGATTCAATTGAACCTACTATCAATTCTAAATTACTTATAAGACTTCTACGCGAGAAACCTCTATGAGCGTATTTGTATCGAGGACACGGAAGGTAATGCTGGCACCTTCTTTAGCCGTCCAGGTCGCACCATCTTCGAGAACGAAAACAAGACTGTCGGCAATGGTAGCCGGTTTGTCTGTTCCTGCACCCAACAAAGTAATGTAACGACCCTTATCGCCATTGGTAAGTCCGGAAACCTTATCCATAGCCACTGCTGCCGCCGTACCATTCACAATCTTATAGGTGTTTGAGTTCGGCTTAATAGCAACAGTCTTGGTATCTGCAGCCAATGACATCGCTGCCGTTACACCCGGATTGCCCGTATACTTCAGTGGTAAATCTACCGAACTACGTTTGAATGTCAGCGTTGTATAGCGTCCATCCTTATCGTCCTTCGTTTCTGTTGAGTTCAGAATCATGGGACGTTCCAATTCACCAATGATATACCACTGTGCCGATTTGATGTGTTTGAACAGGATGATAAATCTGCCGCCGCTATATTCTTCAATAAAGTTATAGAGAATATCTCGGGCACCACCCATAATCATAACAAAGTTATTTTCGCCGGTCGTGGTAATATCGCCTTTTTCTGTTGTTCCTGTAAAAGTAGGTATATCGTGCGCCTCGAAGTAATGCGGGACTTCACCATCTTTTAACGGAACAGGACCGACCTCTCGTGTGGCATTCGGCTGTGGAAATGCTTTTGTACGATCTATTTGGTCGATAGCAATGAAGTATGCAATGTATGAAATTGCAGACCCGTGCGTGTCACGATCGGAGACATCATCTACATTACCAATGGCAACCATGGATGCAAGCGTCAGACCGGAGCCACCGAAGCAGAGGACGGAATGGTCAATAAGTGCTCCCAACAGAAGCACGATACCGAAGAGAGCAAACACAACCATGAATAAGTTGCGTGCCTGGCGATTAGCGTAATTAAAACCTTTTGTAGGATTGCACGCTCTAAATCTTTTTTGAATATTATTTTTTTTCATTTTCTTTTTTGTTTTTAATGGAGAGTCGCCGAAGCGACTCCCTATCTGAGTTATACAAATATAAATGGCTTACACTTAACGGCCACCCGGAACATTGGGTTGCAACTCTTTGTTGATGGTGCGTTTGCCACCGACACAACGCTCCAATTCACGGAAGTTACCATCGTTGCCCAATATTACCATGATATAGTCGCCGACAGCTGTTGCAGTAAATGCTGCTGAAATATTGGCAAACTTACCAGACTTTGCAATCTTCGGCAGTTTCGTTGCGTCGCCAGCCTCGATGCAGTATGCTACACCGACCTTTGCATTTGCGATGTCGGTATAGGTTTCCTGCGTGGTGGTGGCACCGGTAATCTGCCAGAATCCATTGTTGCCATCTACCTTATCGGTGATGGTAGCAGCAAAGAGGTTAATGAAGATTTGCTGCCACTCGTAGTTATTGGCATCCATTTCAGCTTTCGTGTTGAAGCGGCGACCGGTGAACGAGGCAGAGCAACCTTCTTTCCAAGTGCTCCATGCACGTACTTGTTCCATCTGCTCCTGCATCTTCATGGAGAGCATTTCGCCCGGAACGAATTCCAGGAACTGGATGTTACCCGGCTGGTGCAACATCATGAACGGGAGTTGGCCAAGATAAGGCAACCAGATGATACGTATAGTAGAATCGGGAACCACATTAAGTGCACCCATTGGGCCCGTGAAGTCGTGATCCTTGCCATACGCTGCACGTACATTCTTTATCCACCAAGCCTGATGATTCTTGTTGAGATATACGAAATGCTGATCAAGATCCATATCTTCAGAAATAGAAGCCTGAACGTCTGCAATGAATTCCTGTACGGCAGAAAGGAATGTTGCCGGCGTGTAGGAGCGATACGTTTCATCTGTATGCGGTTTAATGTCGTACTGATGAACGTAGCGAAGCAGAGTGTAGATAACACCGGTACCGGCATTACGAGAACTACCCGCTACCCCTTGTTCCGGTTTTACATAGATACCCCGTATACGGCGTTTATTCTGCTCCACTTGTGCAGTAGTGAGCGTATTGAGCAGCTGATACTCAATCATCGTCCACTTAATGGGATCAGAACCCTCCTTGTTAAGATAACCGATATACTTACGCTCAAGTTCCTTCATGGGTCCCCACTCCATCTTGATCATGGCGTCGTCAACGTAACCCATGTGATTTTCGATCTTCATGCCGCCTTTGAAGACTTCGCCGGGCTGATAAGCCTGAGAAACTTCATTAAAGAATGCATTGAAGACGAGTCCACGGTCCTGATAGCCATAAGCGACGGGGAAGAATTGCGTTACATCGCGCAACTGAAGTACACGGGCAATAATTGCATCCTGACGCAGTACAACAAACTGATCGCCTACACCTGCTTTATCTACACCTTCGTAGTTGGTGGCATACTTACCAACAGCGAGTGCAGGAGCATCGAGCATCTTGTTTTGCTGCAGATACTGATACCGAGCTTTCAGACTCTTGGCATAGTCGCAAGCCGCTTTATAGAAAGCAACGCCGTCTACCTGCTCATCTACTTCCGGCATGGCAGCTGCTGCACGAGGATTAGCTGCAATCTGATTCCAGCGATCTTTCATTGAGAACATGGGATGTTCTATACCGAAGAGATACTGCGATGTATTACCGAAACCGTTGATACTCAAAGGCGATGCATTAACGGTTTGCTGCGGAACATCCGTTGCAGGCTTCGCAGCTAACGCCTTGAAATCCTCACGAATCCCGTTCAAGCTCTCAAGAATACTTGCAATCGTAGCATCCTGTTTGGGCTGCTCAGTTTCTTCCGGTGTCTCTGCTGCCGGATTAATCTTAGCAATCACAGCCTGAATGGTATTGAGCATGGTTTGCATTTCTGCCTCCTGCTCGGCACCCTTCTGTGATTCCTGTTCGGCAGAAAGATCGTCGTTCAATGTGGTTTGATACTTTTTCTGGTATTCTGCCACAATCGAGTTAAACTCGTTTTTAGTCAATGTCTTCTCTTCAAATTTTTGCTTGAGATGAAGAAGCTCAAGGACTGCTGTCAATTTTTCTTTGAAATTCATAAATAAAAGTTTTAAATTATATTATAAATGGCACTTTTCAAATTCTTTGTTTCCGAGTATTTTGCACCCATACTAACCGCTTCGGCTATTACCTCACTTAATGTTCTCATTCCATCGTTGAGACCTATTTCCATTGCCTCACTCGAATAGAAAGTTTCCCCTCGCAGAACCGGTGCATTCTCATCTTGTTCTGCCAGCTTGGAACGCTGAGAGCGTACCTCCGAAAGGAACTGTTCGTTAAGAGGATTCAAAAAATCATCAACAAACTTCTTATCCTCTCCCTTTTCCAAGTCATCGAACGTTTTATTTTTAAGGTCCGATTTATCGGCCTTGGATTCGATGTACTTGATACCCAGTTTTTCGAAGTATGGCTTAAAATTATAGAAGCTGCACATGGTGCCAATACAACCTACATAATCATTGGCGGTCAGCGCATATACCTTTTCGCCATGGCAACCAATGTAATAGCCGGCAGAGCAGCACATCTGCTCATAAAGTGTTATAATCGGTTTTTCACAATTACGGAATGTTTCGCTGAGCCGGTCAAGATACCAAGCCGCACCACCGGGCGAATTGATATGGAGAAAGTGGCAGGTGATCTGCGGGTTTGCTTCGGCAGCCAACAGATCTAATTCGAGTTGCTTGGAAGAAAAATACCAATAACTATCCGACATTATTGTCCCCCAAACACGGTGGTAAGCAATAGAATTTTCCGGCAACTCTTCACTATCGAAGTCTGTAGTGATAGATACAGATGCTTGTTCATCCTCTTGAGAGAGGGCTTGCAATAAATCCTTGAGAGTTTCGCGCGTTTCCAGTTGGTACCACGAATGCTTATTCAAAAATTCTCGATGTTCAGGAGTTAATATCCCCAGTTTATTTTGTACATCAGGCATCTGCATTTCTCCTGTCAAAGGAAATGCTTCAATCATGGCTTGGCGAAAGCCATCAATACTTATATACAGAGGCTTGCCCGAGATAAGAAGTTGCTGTAAATCATTCATTGAAATATCTTTTTCGAGCGAAATTACCTATTATATAAGGTGACGCAAAAGACTTAAAGCAAGGGGTCTTTCAGCATTTTACACTTGATTATGAGGTTAGCAGATGTGAGATTAGACGATATTTGCACACGTGCCGGTATTTCTTTTGTACCGATACTGAACGAACGACCATCAGAGGCTTTTATCGTGATTATTGCATTCCGTTCAATAGAGAAAAACTTACGTGTAACAGCATCAGGCAGGTCGATAACTATTGTTTTATCGCAGTTCCAATAATTACCGGATTCATTATCGGTCGACTGCGGGATATAAGAAAATGCATCTGCCATTAACTCGTAAATTTTATTCGACGGAGAAATACCCGAAAACAGCGGCTCTACTCTGATAAGGTTTGAGAATTCTAACATAACAGTGATTTTTAAGTGACAAAAACAGGTGTTGGGTCTGTATTAAATGATGTTAAACAGATGTCGTTTTTCTATATGCTCTCACCTTCTTGGGTCGGAGGCGATTGCGATATCGGTAATAGTTCTTCAGTAATGCATCTGAAGAGACCGACTTCAGTTGGTATTCATGAATGAAGTCGTATATAACATCAAGGTTCCGCTTGGAACGTCCGAACTCCTCGTTCTCCAGCAATACCCGGTGTAATTCAAAATTGAACATCTTTCGAATATGGTTTTCAATTTCTTTCACCGCTGTCGGTGAAAGATGATTGTAATAGGCAGGATCTTTCCATGGCGAACCATCAACCCCAGCTTTCCTACTTGGTAAAAAAATGCGCAGGTTTCCATCGGTGAGCGGAGTTTGGTTTGCACGACATTTTGTCATATTCTCCCAAAGGCAAAAATACAGGTCGCTGGTGCAAGGAATTCTTATCCCACCAGTCACCCCATCAGTACCATACTTTGTCGAAATGTACTCGGCCAGGTAGGGTTCAATTTGGATGGTCACTATTTGCTTTCGCACACGTTTTTCTTTTTCCATATTCTTTTTTCGTTTTTTTGCTTCCTACTGTCCTACAATCCTACAAATGATTTTACCGTTTACAAATATACTTGATTATCAACTATTTACAAAATAAAATAAAATATTTCTTTTATTATTTCAAAGAAAAATTCCATCCTACAACGTCCTACAAGGGTAATTTTGTAGGATGGAACTTTCCGAAACATAAAAATTACCCCAAAAAGCCATTTCCTACAACGTCCTACAATCCTACAACATTTCCTACAAACTAACATTATTATTGATTTACATATAACTTATTGATATATAGATAGTTATATAATTATATAAGTTTGAAAGAAAATCAATTTGTAGGATTGTAGGATTGTAGGAAGCAATTTTTCTGAAAAATATTTTCAAAACTCGTGTTTTCGAAGTTTTTTTTAGATTTTTGGGGGTTCGGGGGATTTTTTGCCGATTTGGGTTGGATAAAATGTAATGAAAAAACCTTACTTATTTGAGGGATAAGTAAGGTTTACTTGGTGAAAAAAAATGACTTTTTGGCAGAAAATATATGCCTTTTTCCTTGGCTATATCACCCCTTTTTATTATCTTTGTAATAGATAAATTGGGGTATTATATACTATTTATGTATAATATCAGGATGGAGATTTATCTCTTTTTCATGAAACATATCCAGTGTGTGTTGGCGCGCTTGCCTGATATATGTCCGAAGATAGGTTTTTCTTGTGTGAGTTTTAAAATTTCCGAAACCTTAATATCGGTTTCGTTCCATTTGAAGATAAGAAAGCCGCCTGGTTTTAGAACACGGAAACATTCTGCGAAGCCATCTCTTAATAAATTGCGCCAATCATAGTTTGGTAAGGCTCCATATTTAATTTGTTGATAGCCTGTGGGTGTTGCTTTAGAATTAAGACTTCCATATATATCTGCAAATTTTGATTTACCAACATTACGGAGTAAATGCGGCGGGTCGAATACTACCATAGTGAAACTTCCATCCGGATACGGCATATCAGTAAAATCTGCTTGTACATCAGGATGAACTTTAAAATGACGGCCATCGCAGAGCGTTGTTTCAATATTTCGTATATCTTGGAACAATACACGCTCGTCGTTTTTATCGAAATAGAACATCTTGCCCCCACAGCAAGCGTCTAATATGGGTTTCTTTATTGTTTTCATTGTATCAATCAAAAGGGTTGATCATTGTTGTCCATCGGTGCAAACGGAAGATCCGGGCTATCATTTACCGGTGTGGATACAGTTTCAGGCACGGGAGATTCTTCTTGCGTTGGCTCCGGTTCTGCGGAATAAGCTCGACGGAAATCTATGCTGTACGCCTCTTTGAATTTATCGTAATCGATAATGATGGCACTTGTAGACGTGGATTTCGGCTTACGAACCTTTACTAAGGTACCATCATAGTCAGCACGAGCAACATCCTCGGTTTCTTCCCAAGTAAATCGACGTGAAGGCACAGTCCCGATATAGGAGGAGTGACTTCGTAAATTCTGCTCGATGGTAGATAAGGTACTGCCCTCATTATTGTATCCGTTTCTATCGAAGATACTGAAGACGGCACTTAAGCGCAAGAACATGATATTTGCATCCTGTTCGAATGTAAATGTATGTTTTTCGCCCCGAGTATCCATTCCTGTAACTTTTTTAGGCTGCTCGATAAGGAAGTCGCGCCCTTCAACAACTTGCCGGGTATCAATCATATTATTCACTGCCGTGAAGAACATGGCCAGCTTGTCCGTGCTCCGTATAAGCGATAGTTGGAACTTGATTTTATCTTGCGCAATGCGGAAAAACTCTGCATAGCTGAAGGGCAGGGTTAATGGCGAATATTGCTCAATCAGTTTTACCGTCCCCAAGAATAGCGATGCCGTCTTCATGAGTCGGTCCATCTCACCCGAATTGATTACATCTTGCTTCAATTCGTTATAAGCCTCTTGCTTCAGCTGTCGGAAGTGATCCATAAACATGGGTCGCAACTTCAGAATTTCAAGGAGAACATTTGATAATCCTATCTTATTCGGATCCTCTATTGTTTTGAGCTCCTCGAAAATACGTACTTCTTCCGGTGTACGATTACGGGGTTTCGGAACTTCGCAAACAATCACGCGGCTCATCAGGGCGTTATCATCGCGCTGGGGCGTTTCCTGTCCGCAGATGACAACCGGAGCAAAGACTTTGTCGTTCTCTATCTCTCGCCCGGATGTGCCTTTTCGTTTTTGTTTTCCGTCGCCGTCATAGACGATACCTTTCAGAGCTTGGAACTTGGTGTCCGAAATATCCTTGTTGTTATATTCGTCAAGAACAACCGGCACATCTTTGAATGTCCCCATGATGGTAGACATCGCTGCGTCGGTTCCTGTATTCAGATTGAATATGGGGACATTGGGCGAAATAAAAAGCGAGCGAATAGAAATTGCGATCTGCGTCTTTCCTGAAGACATCGGCCCCATGAAGAAGGGGGCGGTAAATAGTCTGTCAATACAGTGGATGTTACTTCTGAAGGCACACATGATAGCAAAGATAACAGCCCATTTACCATTGTCATTTATTTTGTATACTTGATCCATCAGTGTAGCCCATTTTTCAAATGAGACCTTTCTTTCGGCAGGCACTTCCTTGTAGACAAGCTGGCTGATCAGTTCATATTTATCAGACTGCTTTCCACTGCCGGCGTAAATGGTTGAGAATGCCGGAAGGTAATAATTTTTGTCATTGTGAGCAACAACACCCAGCTCGTTAACGGGCTCGAACTTCCACTCATTATTTTCATTGTGGAAGATGCCATTGGCAAAAGCAAAGAACTGTTCGTCGAGTTTTCTACTCATCCCATCGGACTGTTGGTTTCCATATACCTTCGTTTCAGAACACATCACAAAGTGACGGCTCATATAGGTTTTTATCGCCTTCCATTGCCACTCTTCACCATTGAAGTTGACTGCTTCATAATTAATCAGCACTTCTTCTATTGAAGACATCTTGAGCAACGCTTTGGATGGTATCTCAATGTATATAGGCGTTTCATAGAATCTCCGATTAATTCGGAGCACACGTTTATTCTGTTCGAAATCGTCTGAAAAGATATGGAGCAGCGGTTCCATAAAGAAGTCGGCAACCAGCGTCATACCGTTTCCATTCTTGTTACGGAACATATAACAAACAGGTTGACTCTTTTTATTTAAACGCGGGTAATACCCGCACTCTTTCCACATCTTTTGATATTCGTCGTTTTCTCTGACATAATCCGGGGGATCATTTACGTCAAAGTCCTCTTCTTCGAGATTATCGGTTTGCAAGCTCACTCTCATTGCAGACTTGCGCTTTAAGACAAATGGCTTACGAATCTCATCAAATTGTCCCTTCGTTAGCTTCAGCAAGTTGCAATAACTGCCGCGGTTAACAACGATAACAGAATCTTCCGCAAAGCTGGTCAACTCTACGCAGCGCATCACAAGTGGTACCTTATCGCCCCCATAATTTGCAATAAATTTACCGTGTAGGCGAATGTAGTAATCTAAAAATAACTCTGTTTTCTCGCCATCCACGATGGATAGCGAAAATCCAGCCCGGAACATTTCAGCAAGAGATTTCAGGTAGTCGCTTTCTGTGCCATCTTCCTTAATGCCACATCCGGCATCAGAAGAAATAAAATAACAATAAATTCTACGAAGTTCCTGAATATCGTTGGCTGATGCACAACCGGAAACATATACAACAGGTTCCTCGCCATATTGATCAAGAAACTCTTGCATTACTGAAGTAATGATGGCGGGGCTATCGTTTTTCAGGTTCTCTTTTAAAGAGTCCATTCCAAAGATACCACTTTGCGCATTGTTCTCCGGAAGAGTCTCTTTTATCTTTCTCCGGGCGTTCCTTACCTTATCCTCAATGATACCCATCTTCACTTTAAAGTCCTGTGCGGTCGTTCGGATATATTCCAATTGCAAACCAGCATCTTGGACGTAAGCGATAAGATTACATATTGTATTCTGCGCATCCACGATGACGGTTTCATCCTCATTGCCACGAGGTATCAGCATTCGTTTGAATGCCTTGGGAAAAGGCTCTGTGCTATTCAAAAGAAGTTCACCTGTCTTCTCTCCATGCTGTTTGGCGAATTCGTCAGGATCCGTACCTTTAGGTAGGCGTATACACTTCACACTCGCACCGGCTTTCAATAACGCTTCGCAATTTTTTAGCGATGCTTTTATGCCTGCCGAATCCGAATCGTAAATCAGAACGATACGGTTGGTGAACCTAAGTAAAAGGCTAATCTGCTCATCGGTAAATGCGGTACCGCTACCGCCGACTACATTTTCAACGCCAACCTTATGCAAGGTCAATACATCAAATTGCCCTTCAACAAGGTAAACGAATTCCTTTCGACCTATTGATTTACGGGCTTGATAAAGTCCGAAGAGATGTTTTCCTTTTGTGAATAGAGGTGTTTCGCCGGTATTGATGTACTTACCGATTCCATCTCGAGGGTTAACTATTCTTCCTGAGAAACCTACAATATGCCCCTGCAGGTCGTAAAAGGGGAACATCACTCTATCCCGGAAACGGTCGTAAGGTCGCCCATCTTCAGACACGGCAATAACATCCACTTCCTTCAGTCTGTCAACAGAATAGCCGGCTGCAGTAAGAGAGGTTATGGCAGCATTGCCATTCGGGGCGTACCCAATACCGAATTCGGAAAGCGTTTTGTCATCAAGTGCATACCCGCGGTTTTCCAAGAACGATGCAGCTTCCGATAATTTATTCTGAAAGAATTGAGCTGCAGCATTGATGGCGATTCTCTGTGCTTCCTTCTGTTTGTATCTTGCTTCTTCTTCAGGCGTCATTTCCTTTACGGGAAACTCCAATCCGGCTTGCGTTGCACACCAGCGAAGAGCTTCAGTGAAGGATAAGTTTAAATGATTCTGCACAAAAGAAATAACATCCCCACCGGCTCCGCATACAAAGCAATGATATGTTTGCCGGGACGGGCTTACTACCATCGACGGGGTATGATCATCATGGAAGGGACAAACGCCCTTGTAATTTACCCCGGCTTTATGCAAGTGGGTAAAAGACTCTATGACATCTACAATGTTCAGTGCGCCTTTTACTTTATCTATGAAATTTTTATCAACCATATTTTATTCATTAAAAAGGTCAAGCTGCCGAGATTCGAAGGCTTCGTCCGGGGTTATTCCAAAGTATGTTGCAACGGCAACATATTCTTTCCCCGTAATGGCTTTCCTGCCGAAATACAAATCCCAGTATCTTCGCTGTCCGATACCAGTCTCTTGATAAAAGAGTCGATTGGGATTGAAGTCTTCAGGATGTTTGAATTTCACGTTCAACAACGCAACCAACAGATTTCGCTTTACTTTTTCTCCTGCGGTTAATCGTTTTCGTAGGACATAGAGCCTTACCGACATCGGACTGCGATTCAACATGGCAGCCATATCCTCATAGGACTCTTTCCCGAGATGTCGCTGAATATAATCTGCATCATCTTTTGTCCATCTCTTATTTTGCGAGAATCTCTTCATCTTCTTACGGCTTTAAATTCATTATCAAACTTCCTTATCGCTGAAACTTCATCATTTTTAATATGCCCGAGGTTGTATCGGACATAAGTGGCAAGGGCACGTTGTAGAAGATTTAATTCACTTCTACTTAATTCTACGATAGAATAGGTGCCGCGGCTATCTATATCGATGTACATCATTCAAATTTTAAATCGAACGTACTGTCACGGTTGACAGGTACGCCACACATTTCGACGGGGATTCCATCTTCATCCTCTGTGAAGAAAATTTGTTTGCTTCCAGTTCTGCTGGCAGAAAATCCTCTACCATGCTCATCCCAGATAATAAACAAACTTTCTGTATGTCCGTTAACTTGACGAACATCCGAATGTGCTAATTTCATTTCATCAATTACGATGTCACCACCTAAATCTAAGATGGCCTTTTCAAATTCTGCTGTTCTCATTTTCTTATTATTGGTTATACATTAGGAAATAATTTATTTTCCGGTATCTTAAGATATTCGGAAATTACTTTTCGTTTTAATGGGTCGGGGACGAAATCCCCGCGTAGCCACCTATAAACAGTGACGCTTGATACCCGACAAAGGATAGCTAAATCGGCCATCACTTTGTCACGCTCATTTGGGAGCGAATTTACATACTCTTTGAAATCCAT